ACGGCAACACCGAACGTGCATAGTCTTCGTTGTTGACAACTTCTTTGAGAATGAATTCTTCAATGTCTGCGCTCATACTTTTGTGTCTCCCGATTCGTCTGGTGGGTTTTTATCAATAATGTCTACGAGGATGTCGCCAAGAACATCATACAAATCTTGCGTATCATTTTCCGGTTTGTTCTCTAGCGGAATCCATTCGAACTTGACGCGAAGTGATTCGCCTTCCTCTATGAGTTTAACTTCTTTGTATGCATAAAGCAAGTCTTTGTATGGACCGTCTTTGATACGAATGCCAGCATGTACTTCATCGCTGTCTTGGTATTCATAGACATCCTCAAACTCGTATGAGTATGTTTTACGCTCTACTGTCTTTTTACGTTTCCACGGTAGTAGTTTGTCAATGTAGATCATTCGTCGCCTTCTACTTCTTCAAGGATTTCATCAACACTCTCACCACCTTGGTAAGTAAACTTGGATTGTGTGAATGCATCAATCTTGTCAAGGATATCCTTGGTGAAGAATTTATCTGGTTCTTTGTAGATTGCCTTCTCGTAGTAGTTCTTACCATCAACCCAAACATAGCGAGTACCATTCTTCTGTACAATGCCTGCTTGCTCTGCAAGTTCGACCAGACCAAAGTATCGGTTCAGTCCCTTCTTGAAGTTTACCTGAGTCATGACTTCTGAGTTTTCAATAGTCAATCGTGACTTCGGTAGCTTGGCACGAATCTTGACACCGACCTGTTCGCTGCCTTCCTTATCCTTGAGTTTGCCCAAGAACACAATCGTGGATGCAGCATAGACAAGACCCGAACCACCCGCCATAACATCTTTTGGATACATCGCGCCCATTTCAGCATAGGTGTGGTTGGTCAAGACAAGCGGGATTCCCTTTTGTGCTGCCTTCAGAGTTACAACACGGAATGTTGCCTTGATAAGCTGTGCGCGAGTCATGTCTTTCTTACCAGTGTCATTGATGATGTCATCAACTTCTTTCTTGGTAGACAAGTTACCCATCGAGTCAAGAACAACAAAGATACGTGGGTCGTTCTTTGGATCGTATGCTTCGATCAGATCGACAAGCTGTTTACGATAATCTTCAACTGTAACAACAGGGAAGATAACAAACCGCGAAGTATCAATGCACCACTTGTCGAGCATGTCTTTACGGATCGCACCTTCTGATTCAAAGTAAAGAACAACACCATCGGGATTGTCTCGTTGGAAGTTCTTACAAGCAGTCATTGCATAGTAGGTCTTACCAACACCAGACTTACCCGCAAGAGCAGTCACGTTGTTAGCAGGGTATCCGCCGTAGATCGAACCAGATAGCAGAGCATTCATTGCGTAGCTACCAGTGTCAACATACCACTCGATGTCACCACCAAGGATACCATCTTCAGCAATTGCTGCGAATTCGTTGTTTACAGTTTTGAGTAGTTTTGATGCGTAAGCTGATGCCATAAAGTGTCTCCATTAAAATAGGGTTAGTTTTTCTTCAATCGTCCAGCCGATGTACTTCAACAAACCTTCGACTGGCTCAATAAATGTTTTGCTGAATTGTAGATCGTAGTCTACATACTTATCAAGTCCAAACTCTTTGGGTAGAGCATTGTTGAACCCGATGACGTTTTCATGAATTGTGTTGGGCATAGTCAGGTACAAGAATTTAATCTTGCTACCATCAGTCATGTGACTATACTTATCCGTTATCATTTTCTCTTCGATTAGATTATTATACAGGATTGCTGCACGCACTGCAATAGGTGTACCTTTAGAATATCCACGCCCTTGAATAAATTTGCTGATGCTCGATACACCACGGGGAAACGCGATGTCTTCCGGTGGTAGTGTATAGAATTCATTCTTACATTCGTTGATGTACTTACGAAATTCATGAATGTCTCCCGCAAGAATCAATTCAATCGACCGTTCGATGTATGGCTTGACTACATCTGGCGTTGATGACCGCTTAATCTCAAGACCCATGATCTTGTTCTTAGCGTGTGGATATACCCGGTCTTCGTCAGCAACCACGTTGAGAACATAACGCTTCTTACCAGTCCATAGTGCTTTGCGTGAAATCGCTTCGCATTCCATGTTCATCGAGTCGGCAATGTTGTTTGTGTAGCCACCAAGTTCTTTGAATGCGTCTTTGATGATTGTACCGATACCCGCACCAGTCTTTTGTAGAAATTCGATCTTCTCTTGCTCGGTTCCGTCCGGCACAACCTGCTCAACTGCTGTCTCAAGTTTCAGGTGAACAGAGTCGGTGTCAATGTAAGCAACATAGTCCTGATCTTCTGTGCGAAATACCTTGTTCAGTTTTTTGTTGAGTCGGTCAGCAACAAAACGAATCGACAACTGACCCATCATAGTAATCGAAGTCGCAAGCCTCAAGTCATAGTAACGTGAGTATTGGTTACCAAGAGAACCATAGCATGAGTTCAACGCAATCTTCATTGCCATTTGCTGGATGTCATACTGCTTTGCTCTTTGCTTGTGGCATCGGTAGTATTCGACCAGTTGGGTGTCAGACCAATCATCCAAATCTACTTCAATCCCGATCCCTCCAAGCCCCTGACCCCGCCCATCAAACGTAGATTCATCAATACCACGACGTTCGATTTCTGCCATAGCATTGTCTGCTTTGGTTTGCGATGTGGTTGACATCTTTTTACAAGTCTTGCGATGTGTAAACAGGTCTTCCATCATGTCGGGCAGAAATCCAACTACCGTCTTATCAAACATGTCACCGGTAGGCGATACGCACACATTCGCATCACCAGCATCTTTACCGATCTTCTTTGCTGTTTCGATGTCTTCGATAAACATCTTGATGTTTGTCTCGGCATCATTGTCGAGTGCATATGCAATAGACATTGACCGGTCTGCCGTGTTATCGACAACCGTTTCGGGTGAAATGTTCAAGTAACGAATCGCGTTAGGATACATGGAAGAAACGTCAAACGTCACTACCCAATCATACAAACCCGGCACAGGTTCTTTGACAAACGCACCGGCATACTGATCCATCACGCCTTGCGGCGGGTCAACTCTTGCAGCAGAAAACTTATCGTCGGCTTTTAAGTGATTGTAGATCAGTAAGTCCCACATGCGTACTTGTGAAAACACATCGTGTGGGTTTGCGTGTGCATCTGATGCCGACATGATCGCAAGCTGAATCAACTGCATCTTGTCTTCTAGTTGTGCAACGAGTTCAACGTCTTTGATGTTATAGACAACAAACTTCTCCCAATCTTTCTTGTAGAAAGAGTGCATCGAGTCGTGTTCGTCGTATGATAGTTTGTTTGTTCCCAACTCAACACTCGCAATGTAGTCGAGTTTGTATGTTGGTTGTTGGACGTAGGTATACTTCTTGTACAGGTCAAGATAGTCTAGGATGTTGATGCCGTAGAAGATATAAGAAACCTGATCCCTACCATTGATGCGGACGTTACGCTTCTGCACAACTTCCCACGGGGACATCTTCTTTGCAACCTTTGTACCGCGACGATGTTCGATGCGATTGTAGAGATACGGCAAGTCGAAGAGGTTTACGTTCCATCCAGTTACAACGTCAGGGTCTAGTCGTTTCCACTCTTCGATGAAGCGAGAGATAAGTTCATCTTCGGTCTTGCAGTTATAGAATTCATGATTTGTGTTTTCAGGATCACGCTTCATGGTTCCATGCTTAGTCGTGCCAATCGTGATCTTCTTCTCACCGACCATCATCGTGATCAGGTTGATTTCTTGGTCTGCTTGTTCGATGTCAGGAAAACCACCTTCACACTCGGTTTCGATGTCGAGATACATGACGCGAAACTTATCAAAGAATGCCATCGAATTCACTGCGGTGTATTGATACTCAAACCGATCCATACCATAGACAGACCCGACCGGTTGTAGCTGAACAAACTCTCTGGCACGCTTCATGTCCATGCCAGAGATGTGTTGTAGAATTTTACCATCAATCGATGTGTATGGTGATGTAGTATCAGTCTCGATGTACAGCGATGGCTTGAAATCGATCTTGCTGTGATACCGCTCACCTGTAACATCATCGTACCCGCGAGCAAGTAGGTGATTACCCCATCTCATGCATGAAGTGTAGCTCATAAAATAAATCCTGTCAGTCAGTATAGAAAATCATCGGCATGTTTTACCATACCGATGATACCAGATTCCGCGATCCCAATCAATACTTAGAATGGTGGGTCTTCCTCAAAATTTTTGTCGGCAGAAGACGATGAATCTTTGTCGAAGTTCAGAACGTCGCGGAGTAGCTTACCCAAACCCGGCGAACCATCATCTAAAAACTTTTGTGTCTTTTCATCAATGTAGTCACGAACAAGTTTATCTGCGGCATCTTTACCACCAGCAAGTTCATCAAGTGTTTCACAAAAGTATGATTTAGCAGTTGATTCATCCAACCATAGACGAGCAAATTCTTTTCTGCCAGATTCGCTTAGCGACATTTCTACTTCGGGGTTGTCGGGGTCATCGCTCCATGTGAAGTCAAGATGTCCCTTTGCGTTTAGAGAAGCATAATACGATTGCTCTGCTTGCTTGCGAGCAAACTCATTATAGTCTTCTTCGGTAAGAATTCTAGCACCACGCCCCACTGCATCATGAATGTTTGCACGAACAAGAATGATTGATGCATTCATAAACATCTCAGTGTTCTTGATGCCACCATCCAACATCTTTTCGTTGTTTCGTGCAACATACACTGCTGCTGCTTCTACTTCTTTGACCGATGGTTTCGGCACATGCTCTGTGATGTTATCAGGAATCTTCGCAGTGATACCGCGAGTGATGTCAATCATGAATTGATAAATTTCATCCTGTTCTGGATCAGGGTTCCCATTAAATTCGTCCATTAGTCTTTTCCTTTAATTCTATTGTAGGTATCAAAGAGTTCTGGTGCATCTCCATAGTAAAGGCTAGACTCTTCAATCTCGTTTAGTAATTCTTCAATGATATTATTGGCGGCGTCCAGTTCCGCCCCAAGCTCGGTGATGCGGGCGTGGTGGTCTGCGTAGAGGACGTACTCGCCACCCGGTTCAGGTGTGGCGTGCGACACCCCTCCCAGCAAGTTTCTGGATGTATATCTCTGTATATCAGTCATTGGGTTTGCTCCATAGTGTTTTTAACAATGTTCCAATACTTAGTTGTGTTATGCCACGCTGTCTTGCCACGCTTTTTATAAATGTTACAACCACCGTTATGCAATCGTGCTTTCGATTCCCACGACGGTTCAACACCGGTCCAAGACTTACGATCCCATCGCTTCATGTATGCTTTGATAACTCGCTCAGCATACGCTTTGTCACGGCATGATTGATATGTCTCACCGTTTGCAGTCAGCGACTTATCATGGTCAACCGCATCTTTCCAATACGACCACCAAATCTGATACGGACCAATCGCTTTACCACCATCACCGTCAGGGGGATCAAGTTGTCGCGTCGATTCCTTTGCCCATAGAGCATCTAGAAAATCATCCCAATCGTGTTCGTCTGCTTCAGCAGGAAGAGCAACGATTGCCCAAATCATCAGAAATACGACAACAGTAAATTTCAACATTATGCAAGCCCCTTGATAATTTGTTCGACCTTGGTACGCACCGCATCCAATGTTGCTTTCGAAACATTCAGATAGGTCTTTGCCAATTCAAGAACGCCCGTATTGCTTGTCTCGTTTTCGACAAACGCTACGGATTCATCATAGGACAAAGTTGAAGCATGAAGATATGAAACAAGATCGATTGCCGCGAGTTGGGCGCGAGCATCGACCAGACGCATTTGTGTGACTTGATTTTCCAACACGAAGAGTTTCACTGAAATCTCTTCCTGTTCCGATAACACCTTGTCTCGACCCTTGGTTTCTGACTTTGCCATAGATTGATACTCCAATATCAGTAAATATCGGTCAACGGCAACAAACCGCTGATCTGTCCGACTATAGTATTATCGTCGAAATCAGGGTATGAGTCAATAACTATTTTGGGTTATTTTTATAGACCGACTTCCACAGCAGAAGCGGACGCAAGAATCTCAGGGGCGATCAAAATCCTAACATCCTCATACATGTTTCCGTCTGAGTAGAATTTTCGCCCGGCAGTGTATCGGGCAAGAATGATAGGTTTGTATCCACTATTACTAAAATGTGATAAGTCTCCGGACACAGACAAGTCATCACTAAATCCCAATTCATACGCAGTGCCTACACCAAGTGGGCGGTCTTTGGGGGATGCTTCTTTGAGTATCGGGGTTCCCTGTCCTATGAAATGAACGTGTTCTTTTCCGTATGCTTTACCAAAGTCTTCGCCATAGACAGCGCGATTGATAAGCTGGTTACCGGCTCGATTGAACGGAATGTAAAACATAAATCGGTTTCGTTCTTCTGCTATACCGTCGCGTTCTCTTGCTAGAAACCTCAACGCTTCAGTAAGCAACGGATGGTTGTTTATACCATCTCGCTTACGACCAGTCACCGATACGTACTGCTGGTATGCAGCAGCACCACCCGCTTTTTTGTGTGAAATGAAACAGATGTCTTTACCGTTCTTGTTGCGGATCGAGAAGTCTGCTTTTGGTGTTCCTTTTATAGTCTTCGCAGAAACACAGTTCTCAAACGTAAATGCTACTTTGCCGCCTCGGTCTTTAACTATGATAGTGATACCATTACCAGACGAATCTCTTTCTTTGATTGCCTTGTCTAATTTTTCAAGAGCAATGTTTTCATCTTTTGTAGTATCTCGCTTTGGTTTTCCTATGAAGCGAATTGACAGGTATCCTTTTTCGCCCCCGGCTTGGACGTATCCGCACTTGTCTCCGTCGATAGTAACGGACTTGTTATCTAGTAGTTTAAGTTTTTGGTTGTTTCGTAGAGTCTTCGCACTTACAGATTCGCCCTTTTTGTCCAGATATAATTCTGGTGGGTCTTTTCTCTTATACTCAACATGAATATTATTTTGAAATGTCTTCCAGTCAGACTTGCCTTCAATATAATAATCCCACGCAGACATGTTGACACCAGTTTTCTTGATCGAAAATGTTGCCATGTTTAATATCTCCCGGTGCTACCAAACCCGCCTTGCCGGTCGGACTTCTGTTCGATGTCACCAGTTGTTTCCACAAACTCAACAGGTAAAACTTTTGCTAGCTCAATTTGTGCTAGGCGTTCGCCATGTCGTAAAAAGTGTGTAGTATCAGAGTGGTTCACAACGGGAATGTATGATTCGTTGGTGTAGTCAGAATCAATAACACCAACGGCATTGATCAATGTCAATCCTTGCTTGAGTGATGTACCTGATCGCGGGTATTGCTTGATGCAGTATCCTTCTGGAACATCGAAGATCAAACCGGTTGGGATCAACGCACGATCACCGGGACGAATAACGACCGTACCATCCTGCGGCACAAATTCGATCTTCGTCGCATTCTTGTAGGTCATGGCATTGCGATCATCTCTCTTCGTCCAGATAGAAACACCTTCTGCTGCGGTGCTACCTTTTAAGTCAGCATAGACATCAAAACATGCTGCATGTTCAGTGCCTTTGGTTGGAAGTGTTGCGGTCGGTGAAGTTCTCTTAATACCTACTTCGATGCCTGCCATTTATTACTTTCCGATTGTGTATTTTGATTCCAGTGTCCACTCTGATTTTTCAGAGCTTCGGATGATCTTGATCTGTGTCATCTCTGCCATTGGCTCATTGTACTTATCAGGAAACACAACTTTGCACAATCCCCACTCGTCTAGCAATGCAGCAACTTTGTTTCTGCGAGCAATATCGTTTGCGTCGATTGTAGTTGGTTTACCGTCTAGATCAAACAGTTCCTTGAAGTGACAGATTGCGTAGTGTCCTCTTTTATGTAGGACATTGCATGACTGCACTAGGGTTTTTTCGTCACGCTTTGTCATGCCGATGCGAGTCAATGTCTCGCGGATTTTTAGGAAATCGTCTGGCTGTTCTAGTGTGATGGGTACTCCGTGGCAACGGAAGAGATCATTGTATTCATCATAATTCATGGTTAGGGTTCTCTCTTTATTCAGTGATAACAACGAACGTATTTATATTCGTATTTATCAATTTTGAGAACCCTAGATGTTACATTTTCGTTCTGCCGCCCTTGTACTGAGCTTTCTTAATGTCTTCGTAGTCTTCGTCTGTTAAGATAGGCAAGAGTTCGCGTGCCTTGGCGACAGACAGATTGTAGTGTCTAGCGATCAACTTGATTCGCTCAACTCGCTCTTCTTCATCCTTCGCAAATCGTGAGAACCGCTTGCGTTTGCCTAGTGTCGCACACAAATAATCAAACTGCATCTTCTTCGGCAACTCATGATAAATGTTCAAGTGAGATACCGGGATGATGGCATCAACATGATACGACAGAAGACGGTTGATGATGTATGCAGGATACGCTTTTTCGTCATCCGGATTATCATCAAGCAACGGTTTCTTCG